ATGGCAACACCGAATCTTGTAAATATAGCAACAATCACACCCAAAAACGCTATGGGTACTTTAGGTGATACTAACAGAACTACTATGATTGATGTACCTGCAGAAACTGCAGTAAGAATTGATACAATATTATTAGCAAACATTGATGGTACTAACGCTGCTGACGTAACAGTAGAAATTAGTAATGACAATGGTTCAACTTATTATAAAATTGCAAGTACAATTTCTGTACCTGCAGATTCAACTTTAGATTTAATTGCAAGACCTATCTACTTAGACGAAACAGATTTAATCGCTGTAACAGCTGGCGCTGCTAGTGATATAGCTTTCCATGTTTCTTATGTAGAAATGGTAGACTAGGAGAATAAATGCCGAAAATAATTAAACCCGCAAAAGGTACTTTTACAACAGCAGATATTACAGTCGACTCATCTGGAAGAATTGTAGCTGCGGCTACAGGTTCAGCTGGAGGTGGAGTTAATGTAGCAAAAAACTTTTTTGACTCTGGTTCTGGAAACTGGACGGCTAATTCAAATGCTACAAGTGCTTCAGCTTTTATTAAAGGTGGTGGCGGTGGTGGTGGAGGATATCAAAATAACGTTCCTTCTCCAAAACCTGGTAAAACTGGTGGTACAGGAGGATACGGATTTTATTTTGCACCTGTAACAGGTGGTGATTCTTATGCTTATGCAATTGGAAGTGGTGGTAACGGCGGACCTAACCAAAACCAAGGACAAGCAGGTCAAGCTAGTCAAGTAACTAATGTAGGAACAGCAAACGGCGGAAATGGTGGGGGACGTGGTCCACAACCGCCAGGTAACGCAGGAACTGCTCCGGGTTCAACAGGTGACTTTTCGGGAAATAATACCCTATTAGTTAATGATCAAGGCGGTGGCGGTAGCGGTGGAAGTACCAACGGTTCAGGTGGACAAGCTGGACAATCTGGGTTTATTTTAATTTACGATAATTCAGGATCAGTATAATATGGCAAAGTATGTTATTAAAGATAGTGATAATAATTACCAATTCATCTGTGAAGATACAGAGTCTAGAGATTATTGGATAAATACATATGCAAATTGTAGTTCTTATGAAGAAATATCTGATGCCGATTTTACAGAATTACAAAAAAATAATAAACAATTTACATCAACACATCCACTAAATACAACTTTAATTGATGGTCCTTCTGATATAGATGAAGTTGAATATACTCAAGAACAACTTCAAAAAAGATTAGAAGAATTAATAAATCGTTTGGAAAAACAAAATAGTAACACATTAAACCCTCCATCTATTTGGGCTACAAATTTAACTGCTTTAAAAGCAATTGATATAAGTTCTTTATCTTACCCAATCACAGGCAAGTCTTGGCTTGACTGTTTATTAAAAAATAGTATAAATATTCCATCTTCGATGGAATTTTAATGAATGAAAGAATAATTACTTTTTCTGCTAGTAAGATGTTAGCAGATGACAAAGAACTACAGCCTGAACCGGCTAAATTAAATATACCTGATTGGTATAAAAAAGTTCCAAATCCACCAAATGAACGTACTATAAAAATGTGCAAACCTTTTTTAGATAGTTTAACTGCAGGGTATATTTTAAAAAATCCAATTGATCAAAGAGTTCATTTTAATACACCTGATCCAAATGGAAAAAATAATACTTGGGTAGAAGTGCATCCTAACTTAGAAATTTTTGGAGAAGTTTTTAGACAATCAATGAACTTTAATTCAGGAGAGGAAACACATGATATAAAACAAGTAGGCGGAATGACATGTCCATATGCTAAAAAAAATAAAGCATTTAATATTTACAAAATTTTAAATCCTTGGACTGTAAATGTACCCCCTGGTTATTCTATACTTTATATGCCGCCTATAAATAGACCTGACGATAGATTTGAAATTATATCTGGTATTGTAGATGGTGATCATTCTTTACCTGCAAATTTTCCTTGTGTGTTTAAAAAAGAAGGTAGTTGGATATTAGAAAAAGGAACACCTATAGCATCTGTTTTTCCGTTTAAAAGAGAGGCTTGGAAAATGAAAATGGAACAATACGACGAAAAAGATTTTTTAAAGAAAGCATTTAACTATGCTTCTAAATTGAGAAAATGGTATGCAGAAAAATATTGGAAGAGAAATAAATGGAACTAAAAAATTTAATTGGTGAGTACAATTTTTTAACACCTAAACAAGTATCTATATTTTTAAGAACTTTTAAAGACGTAAATAATTTTACAGATTCGACTGTAGTATCTGAAAAAGGAGATGGAGTAGTTGATAAAAGTGTAAGATATGTAAAAGATTATGGTTTAAATAGAAACAGAACTTTAACAGAAACGCATTGGTTTAATCTTCTTTGTTTTCTTTTAGGAAAAATTTCAAATCTTTATTTTCAAGATAGAGAAATTAATAATAGAATTCAAAAGATTTCAGACTTAGTGCTTTTAAAATATACTAAAGGAGGTTTTTATAAAACTCACTGCGATAGTGGCACACATAATCACAGAGAACTTTCTGCAGTAATATTTTTAAATAATGATTATGAAGGAGGTCACTTACAATTTTTTGAACCTAATTCAAAAGATTTAATTTTAGATGTAAAACCTGATGTAGGTAAAGTAGTTTTGTGGCCAAGCAATTATTTGTTTCCACATCAAGCTACACCAGTAACAAAAGGAACAAGGTATACAATAGTATCATGGATGGTTTAAAAAAATATGTTTATATAAAAAACATTCTTTCAAAAGATGAAAGAGATATGTTGTTTAATTATGCTAAAATGTATAATGCTCAAAATAAATGTAATTTTGAAACTCAAACAGATTTATTAGAAACTTATGAATATGGCGGTAGTTTAACAGATTCTCTATTAGTATCAAAAAAGAAACAAATAGAACAAGCAAGTAATTTAAAATTAATGGAGACTTATAGTTATTGGAGATTATATAAAAAATTTTCTGATTTAAGCAAACATACAGACAGAGATTCTTGTGAAGTTACGGTAAGTGTAACTGTCAAATCAGATTTAGACGATTGGCCTTTATTTATAGATGGTGAAAGAATAATTATAGAACCAGGTGATGGCGTATTATATTTTGGTAATAAACTAAAACACTGGAGAGAAGAATATGAAGGGGATTATTCTTTTCAAATTTTTTTTCACTATGTTCTTGAGAATGGAAAATTTAAAGATTATAAATGGGACAAAAGAGAATTATTAGGAATAGGTATTAGCGGTGCAGTTTAAATGGAACAAAAATAGTTGTGAAATAATTTTTTCTAAAAAAGAAAGAAAATTAATCAACGACAAAGGATTAGTAACCGTTGATTATAAAGATGGAAGAAATTTTGTTAATCAATTAGCTAGAATAGTAACTGAAATACATATCAACTATAAAGAAAATAATCCTAATTTTGAAAAAGACTTAAGTTTTGATGACTCAGAAGTTAAATTAAAATGAGCTTTTAAACACTAGAAATCTGTGATATTTGGTATAGTATTAGAAAAAAAGGATCCTTATGTTACAAAAAATAGGTTTTCAACCAGGTATAAATAAACAAATCTCAGAAACCACAGCAGAAGGCCAGTGGGTAGACTGCGATAATGTTAGATTTAGATATGGCACACCTGAAAAAATAGGTGGTTGGAAACAATTAGGAACGGATGATTTGACAGGAGCTGTAAGAGGACTTCATCATTACGTTAATAGTCTAGGTAGAAAATATGCAATTATAGGAAGTAATAGAATTCTATATGCATATTCAGGAGGTATATTTTATGACATACATCCTATTAAATCTACTACTACACTTACGAGTGCTTTTAGCACTACTAATGGATCACCAACAGTTACAATAACTTTTTCTGGTGCTCACAATATTGCTGCAGGTGAAATATTGTTATTAGATAATTTTACTACAATAACAGGATCTAATTTTGGTGCCTCTGACTTTGATGATAAAAAATTTATGGTAACATCCGTGCCATCAACAACAACACTTACAATTACAATGCCTTCTAATGAAACAGGGTCTGGTGCAACAACATCAGGTGGTATTAGAGTTCAACATTATTACCCCGTAGGGCCAGCTGTACAAGCAGAAGGATTTGGATATGGTTTAGGGTCTTGGGGTGGTGAAGCTGCAGGAGCAGTTACAACAACTTTAAATGGTGCAATCAATGATTCTACAACCACAATAGTATTATCAGACGCATCACAGTTTCCTGATTCTGGAACAAACTTTATTTTAATTGGTACAGAAGAAATATCTTATACAGGTGTTTCATCAAACACTTTAACAGGTGTTACAAGAGGAGTTCGAAACACAACAGCAGCATCTCATAGTGATGGAGCTACAATTACAAATACTTCCGATTATGTTGCATGGGGTGAAGCGGCCTCAGGTGATTTAGTTATTGAACCTGGTATGTGGTCATTAGATAACTTTGGTGACAAAGCAATTTGTTTAATTGTTAATGGTGCTGTATTCGAATGGGATTCATCTTTATCAAATGCTACTGCAACAAGAGCAACAATTATTTCTGGTGCGCCAACTGCATCAAGACATATGTTAGTATCTACACCGGATCGTCACTTAGTATTCTTTGGAACAGAAACAACTATTGGAGATACATCTACACAAGATGACATGTTTATAAGATTCTCGGATCAAGAAGATATAAACACATATATACCAACAGCAACCAATACAGCTGGTACACAAAGACTGGCCGACGGATCACAGATCAGAGGAGCAATAAGAGGTAGAGATGCAATCTATGTTTGGACTGATACAGCATTATTTACACAACGTTTTGTTGGTCAACCATTTACGTTTGCGTTTACACAAGTTGGAACACACTGTGGACTTGTTGGAAAGAATGCATGTGTGGAAGTTGATGGTGCTGCATATTGGATGTCAGAGAACGGTTTCTTTAGATATGCTGGTAAACTAGAATCATTACCATGTTTAGTAGAAGATTTTGTTTATGATGATATAAATTTAACTTCTGGTAATCAAATGATATCAGCCGGACTAAATAATTTGTTTGGTGAAGTAATGTGGTTTTATCCAACGTCTTCATCATCAGTTGTAAATAGAATGGTTTCATATAATTATTTTGACTCTTCTCCACAAAGACCAGTTTGGACAAATGGCACATTATCTAGAACTATGTGGAGAGATTCTGCGGTGTTTGGAACTCCACATGCAACAGAATATGATGCAAATACTGATACATCTTTTGATGTTGTAGGAAATACAGAAGGTATTACAACTTACTATGAACATGAAATAGGAACCGATCAAAATAAAAATGGAACTATAACTGCAATTACTTCAAACATATCCTCTGGAGATTTTGACATTACACAAGCAAGAGCACAAGGCACAGGACAAGCTACGGGTGTTGCAACATTTAGAGGAGATGGTGAGTTTATAATGAAGATAAGAAGATTTGTACCTGATTTTATAAGTCAGGTAGGAGCAACTAGAATTACATTACAATTAAAAAATTATCCTAATAGTTCACAAGCTAGTTCACCACTTGGACCATTTGATATAACGTCTTCAACTACAAAAATAGATACTCGTGCAAGAGCTAGAGCTATTGCATTAAAAATACAAAATATAGCAGCTAGTCAAAGTTGGAAACTAGGAACTTTTAGATTAGATACACAACCAGATGGTAGAAGATAATGGCAAAGATAGCACAAGTAATAACTAGACCGTCAAAAGAATATGATTTACAAACAGCGGAAGCGCAAGTCAGAGATCTTGATGCAATCGTTGAAAAATTAAATTCAACATATCAAGAAGATTTAAAAGAGGAGATAGAAGCGTTTAACTTCTTTATAAATTAATGGCAAATCAATTTAAATTCGCAGGTATAGACGATAGCACAAGCGGAAGTGCTTTGAGTCCTTTGGGATCTAGTAATCCTTTAGTAAGTGAGACCTATGTTATTAAATCTATATTAGTTACATCAGCCGGAACGCCTACGGTAACTGTTGCTAATAATAGTATTACAGCTATAAAGTCAGCTGCTTTGACAGCTAATGTTACAACAGAATTACTAACCAATCCATTAGTAGTAGAAGGTGGAAAAACCTTTACAATTCAAGCTAGCACTACAGACTCATTTGATGTAGCTATTAGCTACTTAAACATTAAGAAAGAGGTAACAACATAATGATTGAAATACAACCAGATAAAATAATAGAAAAAATAACAAATAAAAAAACAGGAGAAACATATAAGACTGATAAAGAGTGGAAAGATAAAGGTATATCATCAGAAGACATACGAAAAGATGTAACTGTAATCATGCCTAGCCTTGATTTATTAGGAGAAACAAAATAGAATAGTACGATGGCCATAACAAACTTACAACAAGCTAGACAACTTTATCGATTTGGTGGAGATACCATGGGCGGTCCAAATGATAAATCTATAGATGGACCAGGTCCTGAGGATAAAAGCACTATGGAACAAACTATGAATACAAGAGCAGCTATTATAGATGCTCAAAAAACTAAACCATCAAATGTAAATAACATTACTAATACAGTTGGTGATGCTATGCTTCTTAAAAATTTAATAAATTTAAATCCTTTAGGCATTGTAAAAAATATTGGGTCTAAAATACTTTTAGATAAAGTAATAAATCAAGTTAATCAAGAAGATGAGGATACGATGTTAGCTGATGGTGGTAGAGCAGGTTTAGCTGAAGGCGGCATGCCTTACGAAGGTGGGATCATGGACCTTGAATCAGCAAGACAGATGTATGGTTTAGGTAAACTTGTTAAAAAAGTTACACGATCAGTTAAGAAAATAGCTAAGTCACCGATAGGTAAAGCTGCTTTATTATATGCCGGCGGGGCTGGATTAGGAGCCTTGGGAACAGGAACAGGATTTGCAGGATTTAAAGCTGGATTAATGAGTCCAACAACATTGTTTGGTAATTTAAAAACTACATTTGGTAAAGGAAGTTTTAATCCGTTTTTAAGAAAAGTTGGTACAGATGCTGATCCATTTTTTAGTCCTTTTGGAAAATTTGCAAGTAAATTAGGAATTGTTAATAAATCAGGTATTCCATCAATTGGAACTGCAATTACAGCAGCATCAGCAATAGCAGGTGCTTTAACACCGGAACAAGAAGAAGAAGCACAAAAAATTTCAGATGAGACAGGAATAGATATAGAGACTATAAGAGCTAATCCTAATGAATATCTAGCAAGAAGATTTAGAGCAGAGGGTGGTTCTATGGATGAACCGGTTGCTAAAAAGACTATGCCATTATTAGATATGGATGGTCAAGAAATGGATTTAAGAGCTGAAGGTGGATTCGTTCCAATAGGACGTATGGAAAAAGCAGATGATGTCCCTGCAAGATTATCAAAGAATGAATTTGTATTTACAGCTGATGC